TGAATCAGAAACTACCGGATAAACTTGTATCATATTAATTTTACGACGTACCTATTTCCATAGTCTGGGGGATCAGAACGAATTGGGATATCTAAAATCATCTCATAATCTGATGATGGCAGTGTTGCAAAACTGTTTGTTTCTTCAACAAGACTTTTTGAAGCTATGATAACTTCTTTTCCAGACTCTTTCAAAAACTTCCCCAAATTCACATTGCCATCGGCAAAGTCATCATAGAAAACACGGGACATAATATAGGTATCATATGACATATCAATAGATTCTTCTGTGGCCATCTCTTGATAAAATAAGACATCATAATCAAATAATATAAAGTTACAGGCAGATATCATGGCTGATTCTTCCATGGGTTCATACACACAATTCACGCTTCCCAGAAGATGGGTAATAATTGTGGATGTTCCAGATCCACATCCTATATCACACACCCTCTTGTCTTTCCAGAAATCTGTTTGATCACCCTTGAGCCATGCATACTTAATGATTTCCTCATTTGTCCATTCTGAATTGGGATCGGTGAAGGGAGGAGTAGGTTCCATATCTTTGTCCCAACCAAGATATGATAAACCTTGGATAATACTGGGAAGGAGAGGTCGTCCCTGAACACATCGGATTCTTTCAAGGTCGTTATACAGGACATTAAGAACAGATTCTCGATTAACAGTTTCAGTTTCAAAGTAATCAGAGACCAGAGTTTTCCAATCAGGTAGAATAGTATTCTCTAAGACTGCTTCTAGTTTTTCAGCATATGTGGGCATTACTTAAACACTCCTGTATAGTTTAGAGATTTTAGTATACTCTTATCTAGCTTGTCTTGTAAATTCAAAAGAGCCATAAACTTTAGATGGGATGTTATAAGATTCTAAAAACATAATATTATTTAATGTCTCTTCTGGGTTACTGATAAGGTCGGTATACTTTACATATTTGATTGATGAATTAAAAGGGTTAGATAACCAAAAAGTAAAGAACCTGTTATAAAGATCGCAGATATTTTCTAAACTATATGCTTTATATTCTTCGATAATATCAGGAGTATCATGTAATGTTTTAGATGTGGCGCACCTTAGTTTTGTGTGCCCCTCCTCATAACCAACCTTGTAGTAGACACCAAGTTCCCATGATTGAGAGATAATACTATCAATCCACTTATAAGGTGATTTATGGATAATAACTCTGTCTATACCCCTGATATGTTTTGGAATATCATGGGGGACAAACTCATGTTTATATCTTGTGTACTTATTATTCTTATCAAGTATAGTCTGTAGATAATTAGTCCCAGATCTATAGAGACCGCATACTAAAACGGAAGTTTTATTCCCTGCCATTTAACATCTCGAATATCATCTGTCCTGCACCATTGAGAAATACCAACAAAACCATCAACTATGTATCCCCCACCAGACTGTATTAAGAGGCCGTAAATAATTTCTTCAGGATCTTGTTCAGAGTCCCACATTGCTTGGGTAGTCTCCCAACCATCTATCGTGGCAAAATCATATTGTTCCCCATAAAGAAGGGGCATTGTGGCTTTACCAATATGCTCGTAATCATAAGGGCTCTCCCCCGGAAAGTTCTCCTCAGAAGATTCATCATAACCCCTATCTTCCAGCAACCACCAGTTATAATTATAAACACCCCATCGTTCAACACCATTATTATCTCTGATCCATAAGTCATGATCATCGCTAAAACGAAGTGGTTTATAGGCTCCTTGTCTGTAGATACTCATCATACGCCTGCCCTTGGAAACTGGGACAGGTTTATTTTCTACAACATCCGCAATTTTTCCAGACAGAGTATAGACAGGATCACCTACCTGTATATCCTTAATCTCCTTCCACTTATAATCAGCCATCAATACACAAGTGTCCCCCGCAAAACAAGTCATGGGTGGAGGCGGAGGTGGCGGGGGTGGAGGCGGAGGGGGCGGAGGAGGTGGTGGTGGTGGGGGTGGTGGTGTAAGAAGCCCTCCTACTAGGATAATGTCAGGCATATCCTTTAATCATCTCTACCACGTCGATCAATCCAGCCAAATGTAGATACATTGAGGGTATTGGGATATGATCCCGAGAAGCTTCGTGCCCTTACCTGACTAGATGTGTTAGTCCTCACTGGGGGAATAGCCCCTGCGATAACACCACGAGCGCCTGTGCCAGATGGGGCTGGATTATCGAAAGCAAGAGAATAAGTACCTGATCCTAAGTTTGGTTCAGTGACCGTGACATCCGCAGTATCCAGAGGGCTGATATATACACCAACACGATCATTGAAGCCGGTCCCGGAAACAATCGCATTAATACCCAGAAGGGCCTCTGTCTTGATACCGGAAGGTGTGGAAAGACTAAGGGTCTTGGCGGATGCAGTAACAGTTGCCGCTGATACATCTACAACAGGGGTAAACCAATTAAAGTTATCACCTGTCTGAACAAAGTTCTTGACGGAGACATCCGCATCTGAATAGATGGAACCAATCCGTCTCTTCAAGGTATAGCCTGATGGCATTGTCGGCGAACTAAGATTGGTTGATGCCAATGTTGCAGCAGAAACACCTTCAGCCTTTGAGATTGCAAATACATGATACCATGTTGCAGATGTCACTGTTCCGGTATCAAGAGCGTTCGCACCGGTTGATGCTAGGCTTAGAGCGGTGGCGGATGCAAGAGTAATATCGTAAGTGTTGGTGTCAGATCGTGCCTGACCCACAGCGATTGAAATTCCTGTGGAAGATACAGGGGTCATCCCATAACCGCTGAGATATGATCTGGGTGAGCCAAACGATGTAAAACTCAGGGTTCCAGATCCGTCTGTCTTAAGAACCTGTCCTGCAATGCCGTCATTACGTGGTAGGGTATAAGTCACATTAGCAGTGACTGTGGCGGGGGCTTGGAGAGCGATGTAGTGGGAAGAGTCTGCGTCTGCAAACCTTACTTCACTCTCAGCATTCATGGTGATGTTACTGGAGAAAGTAGCTGCGGCCATAGAAGCTGTACTGGAAACAACAAGGCCACCTGTGATTGACACAGTACCAGAAACTGCCATGGGTACCTTAACATCAATTAGAGAAGTCCCCACAGATACATTAATCTGAGATGAGGTTGATTTAATACCAGCCGCCTCTACATCCCGTACTGATACACCGTCACACACAACGCCAATAATCTGACCCTGTGGAATCACACGTCCAGAACCTGTGGCTGTCTTCATGTTAACAGTAAAAGAACCAGAGGTAGAATTACGGATATCATAACCTTTGGAAAGGGCTGGAATTAGAACATTAACATTTCCAGTCAGAGTACCGGAAATATCAAGGAACGCACTACGAGACTGATCTGAAGATCCATCGGCTTGCGTCAGAGTAACATCAACGGATGAAACCGTGATCGTGGTATAGGCGGCGATAGAATCATCAACAAGATCAATGACATTATCATTAAGCACCGTACCCCATGTGTTTTCGTTTTCACCGGGGGTCTGCTTTTCAAGACGAATTCTGGTTGTATAAGTAGCCATTTCTAATTACTTCCTGTCAATGTGTTAGGACCGCCTGCTGGGCTTGCGGGCATAGCCATGCTATCTCTACGGGATCTACGTGCTTCATTATTCAGAGCCGCCATCTCTCTACCATAGAAAGATTCCCACAAATTAGCAGCCGTGGGATTTTTCATAAAGAGACTGGCTTCAACCATAGACCCATAAAAAAGAGCATTGGAGCAAAACTGTGTAAAGTAGTTCTGTTCCTGTGATGAGGAGGCCAGAGCAGTCGGCTCGACTACATAAGAAATTTCAGCCGGGTAAGCTGATGCAGGTGCCGGAGCCACTAAGATTTCTGTGCCATAGTTAGCATAGTATCGTGGCTCGCCTACAGAGGTTCTGTCTGGCCAATAATCATTTAGATATTCTTTTGTCTTCATCACAAGGTTAATACGAGAACCACTGCTTGTGATAGTAAGATTTTTAATAATAAGCGCATTATCAGGTTTCTGATAAATAGGGGTTGCCGTCACAAAATCTGTTGTGGCAAATGAAGTTAAACCCTGAAGGTCAATATCTCTTGTCAGTCTTCTTTCTGTACGAGAAATAAAATCAGGGATTGCATCAATAAACTCAGAACCTGTATTCTCAGCAGTTTCTTGAATAGATGATACAAGGGTTGTATAGGTTACAGTAGCCATACGATGATCCTATCATATCTTAAATTAAAGGCCAATTAAGCGGCTGATTTCCACACTGTAGAAATTTGAGGGACAGTTGTCCATGTGGTAGATACAGAGGAAACCCCATTCCATGTTGTAGATACATCAGGAACAGGGAACCAGAAGAAAATACGACCCACTTCAAATCTACCTTCTACACCTGTAACATCAACAACCACGTCTCGACTAGTACTAATATCTCCAAGTTCAAATGTAGCCGATACACCGGTTACATCTATACTACGCCCAATTTGTGCAACTACAGTACCTAGTTCAAATGTGGCTGACACTCCTGTAACAGAAATATTTGATCCTGCGGTAATTCCGATATTACCAAGTTCAAAAGTAGCGGATACCCCTGTTACATTGATTGCAGTCGCCTGCTGGGCAATGACCGTCCCTAATTGAAAAGTTGCAGATACACCCGTGACAGTAACAGCCGCAT